CTGGTAAGTTTGATAAGGTACCTGCATCTAATAATTGACGGAGAGCCGCCGTTGCCGTACGACTCAATCCGCCAATCATATGAATGAGTCCAAAGCCATAAAATCCAAGTCCTGGCAGAAACTTAAAGTGGACAAAATATTGGATCTTATTTTTCTTTAGATCATTGGGCGCGAAGTTCCTTCTAATAGAAAGAACTTTTCTATTACCTTCTTCAACTGTTACGATGTAAGGCAATTTTATTCCAGTCGGTTGTCCGTCTGCACCGACTTCTTCAAAACCTTCTAAGTCTAAGTTTACATGACACTCTAACAAAGTATAAACTGGTTCGTTCTTTCCAGTTTTTTTACTACCTTCAAGATCACGTTCTTTTTTTGCAAGCTCATCATTTGTATCCGTGCCTGGTGGTCCTAACTCTACATCTCTGTAGAAACCATTGACTTGTTGTTTTCTTAATTCGTTTTCAGATATTTTAATTGTATGAATAATCGCTTCCGCATCGTCTAATGAGGTAGCCGTGTACGGAACGATTAATTCATCCGCAGGAACAAACTTAGATACAGCTCGTCCCATATTTACATCATAGTAAACTTTTTTAAATGTTGATCCAGCTAAAGGTAAATGAAATAACATAGAATCAAATTCTGCTTCATATTCTTTCATCTGATCCATAATTAAATAATTCATAAAATCTTTAACACGTGTCGCTTGTTGTTCTGTTTGTGGATTTTTTGTACCAATAATTTGTGTTCTTACTGGTCCATCACTTGGTAATAATTCTTTGTAAGCCTGTGCTTGAAATTGTGTAACAGCTTCTGCCATCACAGGGTGAGTTGCACCTGATGCTCCTTGAAATGGTTCAGTTCTGTTTTCGTATTTAAATCCTAAAAGATCTAAACCTTGTATATAAGATTGTTCCCATTCTTTTCTTGAACCTTTGTAGTCCATGTAATTTTGAGTCATCTCGTTTCCGATTGGCTCTAAAACTTCATCTGGTAAAAGATCTGCTAAATTGTCAAAATGTGATTCGGTTCCCGGTACGTTGATTGCTCCCGGTTCAAAGTCTAATGTTACACCACCATCTTCTTCAGGTATAACTTCGATTGGTCCTTTTTCTTCTTGTGGTTCCTGAACAGCGACATCTTCTGCTATCTCTTCCTCTGAAGGGATATCTAATTTAGTTCTAGTGTTCGGGAGTCCTTTGTCTATTTCTGCCATTTAATACTCCTATAAGTTTCTAACACGTTTCATTAGACCTTGCAACCCTTGAGACATTGGTCCTGATTCTGGTGGTGGACCTGATGATATACCAGCTAATTTAGCGATACCACCACCCGCTTTTTCTAATCTAAAATTATCCGCAAAATAATCTTGTTTTTGTAAAAAATCACCAAGTTCCATCCTATCTCGATAATCCTGAGCATCAAAATATTTTAAATCGTCTCCACGACCAGCTGCTATATATGCGTTTTGAACTTGTTCAACCGTTGGAGGTGGAAACAATTCTAACATTGCTTTGTTTCTTTCTTTTTGAAATTGTTGTTCTGCAAAATCAGTAGGATCTGTTTGCACATAATTTTCAGCCATGTAATCCCTAGCTCTTTGGTCTTGTCTACCCGCTTGTTTTTCAACAGCTGTTTGATACGCCCTTGATGCCATGCTCTCAGGATTCATAATTCTATTAATTCTACTTATTGTTCCAGATCTGTTTAGATCTTGAATATCAGCAGAGGCTGCATCTGTAATATCTTTTCTTGATGCTTGTAGTCCTTGTTCTTTTCTACCAAACGCATCAAACACTTGTTCTTGGTCTTTTAATGCGTCAACGTATTGTGCTACTTTTGGTTGAAACTGTCTTCCTGGTTCATCACCAACTAATTCTTTTTCTAATAATGATTCAGCGCCCCCGTACCATGGCACACCCTCTGGTCTTCCACTTATTAATCCAGGTGTAAACGTTTCTGCAAGAGCCTGTTGATCTGTGTATCCTTGTTTTTTAAAATAATCATAGATGCCACCCTCAACTATTCCCTCAATCGCGTAACCCACAGGTGTTGTAAAACCAAGTGTTTTTAAAGTGCTAGACACCGCACCAACTGTTGCCTGACCCGCACGTCTTAAAAATTTACCGATCGTTGGTAATGTTTTTGCAACTTGTAAACCTTTATTTAATTTTGCTTGTGCAGCAGCTCGAACTCTAACATCGTCTGATTTTAAATCTTGTCTTGTTTTATTAATATCATCAGTGTAAGAAGCTGGATCATCACAGCTGCCAAGTCCACCGTTTGATCCTGCAAACTTACATTTAAAACCCATCTTTTTTAAAATGTTTGCTTGTGATTTTTTATCTCCTTTTAATCCTTCAGCGGCTTGTTCTAAAGTTACATTTGAACCAACGTCTAAACTTAAACCCGTGGTTCTATAAAACTTATCCATGTCTTTTTGAATTTTAGAAGGAAACACATTTTTTCCATAAATTTCAGTTGGGGATAAAAATCTTTTTTTAACAGGATCATAATTTAATTGAGTTAATTTAACTTTACCTTTTGCTTGAGGATTGTTTTCATAAAAATTTTTAATTGCTTGATCATGTTCATTAACTAATTTATTAACCTCATCAAAATTTTTTACTTTAAGATTATCAATAATTTTTTTGTATCTAGTGGTTGCTTTACTATCAAAATATACTTTTTCTTCTCTATTAATTTTACTATCAATAAATTGAACAATTTGATTGTAGGCTGAAGATCCTTTACCAATAGTAAATGTTCCTGTTCTTGCTGGAAAAATTTCATCTATATCAACATTTTTTATTCCTATATCCTGTAAAGAATCTCTAATAGAATTAGTTATAGTTGAATAACTAGCATTAGGATTATCAAAATATTTTGCCATTTGAAATTTAGACCAATTTAAAAAAGCATTTCCTAATGGACCTCCAACTCCAGAATTATTGGCTAATAATTTAATTATTCTATTTCCTCTCTTTAAATTTTTATCTATCCCTTTTATTTGTATTTCTCCTCTATAAGCTCTTGCTAGTTGCATTAAAGCATAAGAGGGATTTTTTTGAGAAAGAGAAAATTCTTCTATTAACATTTTCTCTAAAGCACTAGGCTCTGGTATAGCGCCTTTTAAATTTTTAATTCCTTTTTTTCTACCTGGTATACTAGATTTTTTAACATCATAATTATCAAAAGCTTGCATTAAATTTTTATTACCATCAAATTGAATTATTTTTGCAATAACATTATCACCTAAGTTACCTACTCTATTGTAATACTTATTTAATTTTTTATTAAGTTTATTAATTTTAGATTTATCAATTTTGAAAACTGGACGAAATGCTTTTCCTTTTGTCATTCCTGGTCTTCTAACATTTATAGTTTCAAGAACAGTTGGTTCTCCTAATATATCTATAATCATATTCATTATTTTTTTTCCAGAATCATGTCTCATTTTGTCAATTTTAGAAGAATTTTTGGTAATTTTCATACGACTATCTACAAGAGCGTGTTGTAATGTTCTTTGAGCAAAAGGATTATCATCTCCTAAAGCATTAAATAGTTCTACCATTCCAACAACTTTGCCTTTTCTTGCTTTCATTGAATCAAAAGATCTAATAGCATCATAAAGGTTTCCACCTTTTTCTTTATAAAATTTTTGAAACTCTGGGTCTTGTGTATATTTAAGAGATTTATCTCCTTTTTTTGTTTTAGATTTAGCATACCCAGGTCTAGACCCATCAGCACTTGGTTGCACCAACATACCACCATCAGCTCGTGGATTACGTCTCATAAACGCATTGATTGCCTCTATCTCTTGAACTTCTATTTTAGGTTCTGGTCTATTAATGTCTGATGCAAACTTAACTTTATCTTTAACACCTGATCGAGTCAGGTAGTCCATCATCTCTTTGTATTCTTTTGGAGTCATTACTCTCCTAACATTCTAGCGATACCGCCTGATGCAAAATCCTCAAAGTCATCTGGCTCTGGACCAGGTCCATATCTAGTTTCTAGGTAGTCTGCTTCGGATGCGGAGTCTGTTGTTATTGATTTAACTTTATCTTTTCTATTTTTACTTTGTACAAATTCTTTTAATGTTTGTTTTTGACCTGTTGCATATTCTTTTAGTTTAGATACATCAGACTCAAGATCACTGATACTTGAACCACCAACCTCATCTATATCTATTTCATAATCATCAGGGCTTGTTTGTCTTCCAACCGGACCTGACTCTGCTACATCAAACTCTGCTGCAGGTTTTGGAGCTCCTTCATCAGGTAATGGTTTTTTATATTGCATTTGCACCGTGTCTTCATACATATTGTCTGCACTATCATACTCAACTCTTACAGCACCATCGTCCACGTCTTCTGTAACTCGAACCACGGAACCATCATCAAGTGTTTTCTGGTGAATAGATTGTCTCTCTGCTGTTGCAAATCTTTTTGTAACATCATCACCTTCCATAATAACTTTATTAACTAATGCATCAAACCATTCTGGTTTACCAGCAACATTATCTGTTTTAATCATAGGAACTTTAGTTACTGTTTTACCAATCTTCATTGGTTTTAAAATTTTACCAACGATAGGTATTGATGCAGCACCTGCTAAAAATTTTAAGAACGTTCGTCTTGTCATTCCTGATCCTTCTTTTAAACCAAGACGCATAATACCCCCATCTGCTTTCTTTATGTCTTTTCTTAATTCTTCCTTAGCTTCCTGTTCGATTCTTTTCTTCTGCTCCTCGTTCATTTTTTTTAATTTTTTCTTTAATTGATTAGTTATCAACGCACCACCTGCAGCGATCGGTATAACCTCACCTGCAACTTCTGCTTCTTTACCAGCTTTCATTCTAGTTTTAACACTTTCTAAATAATCAGTGTACGCTTTCATAGGACTTTTTTTATTTAAAAAATTAAATAATGGACCGAGACCAAACTTATATCCTGCACGTCCACCTTGTGCCATTGGCAGGTCATCCTCGTATTTTTTCATAAGCCCAGTAAACGCTTCATCATAAAGATCTATTTGTTGTTTTTGATCTAAATCATAAAAATCTTTACCAAATCTTTTATCTGCTAAATCTTCTGCAACAAGTTGTGCATTATATTTTCTATCTCCTTTTACAAATCCTGGTGAGGCATTGTCGATTGCATCGTCAATCATTTTTGTATTTTTCATTCTAGCAGCACTCTCTTTGTTTTCTTTACTTATTCTAGCAGCTATCTCTGCTTCTGTTTCAGCCTGCTTGCCTCCCATTGGTTCATAATCATCTACAATTGATTTTAAATCGTCTAACGGACTATCTGTTAATTCTTTACCACCTATAATATTTTTAGTATTTTTTATCTCTTTACCTTCCATGTCCATAACTTTTGCAGTTTTTGTAGACTTGATTCCTTGTTGCACGTTTCTTGGTGCTTCTATTTGATTGATAGCATTATCTACTTGGTTGGCATTTTTAAATACGTTTGGATCAAAACCATTTTGCATTAATCTTTCTGCAGTCATGGCTACGTTAAAATCAACTAGATCTTTTTTGGGTAGGGTTTGCATGACTCCGGTCTGATCCTTCATCATTGTTCGTAATACCCATTGATAAATCGCCTTCATTATTTTTTTTTATCCTTCTTTATTATTTTTTGTATAGAGCCTCTTTGAAAATCTCTTTTAGCTAATTTTTTATTTTTAGTTCCTACTATATAGCCATACTTTTGAATCTGTTTTTTAAGTTGATTGTTGGTCATACCTTGAATATCAATGTAATCTTCTGGATCTAGTATCTCTTTGTCCATAACTTTACTTTTACCAGTAAACGGATCTTTTAATTTAAATTTTGGATTTTTAAATTTGTCTGAAAGATTCATTCTTCTGGTTTCTCTTACAAGTTTTAACAAAGTATCAGCTTTATCTCCTTTAGAAGTAAGCAATTTTTTAACTAACCCTGCACCTAAAAAACCTTGTCTGTGATATTTGTTTGCCATTAATAATAATTCCTTTTACGTTGCTCGACTTTTTCGTCGATATAATCTTCAGGGTGTCCGATCAGACCGCCCTGTCTAAATCGCATGATTGCTTGTGTAGTTGAGTCCACAAGATCGTCATGATCACCATAAGGAAACGCAGCGCATTCTTCAATGACGTCGTCTGCGAATTTCTGCTCAGGCGCGTATATCATACCAGATTCAAATAAAGGTGCAACCGCATTTACACGTGCGTGCTTGTCGTTTCCTTTTGATGGACTGAAGTTAACCACTGGTATATCCATCTTTCTTAGCTCGTATGTCAGTGGTAAACCACTAGCTTTTGCCTCCACAATGACTGTTTCAGGTTTCCAATATTCGTATTGTTCAAGGGCCTTACGCCGTAGTTCTGGAAACTCGTACCGACCTTTGACTGCATCTAACAATATTAAACTGGCTGGTTCGTCCTCACTTGGATAAAATATACCCCATGTGGTAATAGCCGAATAGTCCGCTGTCTCTTTTTTAAGAAAAGCTGTATCGTAAGATTGTATAACATGATGTAGTTGTGGTATCTCTTCACCGGTATAAACTCTCCACCACTCACGTTTTAATATGGCTCCTTCTTCTGCTGTTGGATTCTGCATCCACTGTGCATTCCATTTACCCGTGGGCAGTGTTGCTTGTACCTTCTCAAGTTCATCTAACTTCCAATACTCTGGCCATACAGGTTGAGCGTTCTTTGATCCGTGGTCCATGATTGCTGGAAACTCGACCACGTGCCACTGATCAGCTTTTGTTTCTTTTTGATTCTGTATCAACTTACCTGTCAGATCCTTGTTAGACCATCTGGTCATTACTAAAATAATTTTACCACCAGGTTGTAAACGTTGTCGTGGACCTGACGTGTACCACTCGTAAGCTGATTCAAGAGCCGAGGGACTTAATGCATCTTGCTCTGAATGTGGATCATCTATTATAAGTAGATCAGCACCACGTCCAGTGATCGCACCACCAACACCAGCGGCGAAGTATTCACCACCCTGTGCAGTCTCCCAACGTCCAGCCGCCTTTGAGTCCTCTTGTAATCTTGTTTGAAAAATTTTTCCGTAGTCCTCACTATCAATTAAGTTTTTTGCTTTACGACCAAACCTCACAGCTAGTTCACCTGTGTGCGTTGCCTGTATAATCTTTAACCGTGGCTCACGGCCCACCATCCATGCTGGTAGCAAGTAAGATGCAAATTCAGATTTTGTATGCCTAGGAGGCATATTAATGATCAATCGGTTTATTTCACCCGTTGCTAATTTATTAAATTTTTCTGCGATGTGCCTGTGATGGGACCCCTCTATAAAGTCGGGCCACATACATTTGACAAAAGACAAGAAGTCATTCTTAGCTTTATTCTGTATCTTTTTTTCAGCAAGCAGAAGTTGCATCTGCTTGAAGGTCTTACGAACATCTGCAGGTAATTTTTCG